CAATCTCAACGTCAACTTGATGAGCTTGAATGTAACGCAGATTCAGCCCGGCGCCAACGGAGCCACCCCTTACAGTCAAGCACCCAGCGTATTAGGGGCAACTGCTCCACGTAACAGCCAAAACGGATTTGGCGGTGGTGGCGGATCCGGTGGCAGATTTGACAAGAGTCAAGAACAAACAGCAGTTAATGCAGAACACGTGGTTCACATCAGTCTCAGCGAGGGCTTGGATGCCAACTGGCCATTTGGCTTTAGTATCCTAGAAAACGTATTCAAGACGTTCAAACAAAAAGAACTCATTGAAGACGCCATCATTATCTATCGTGTGCAACGTGCGCCTGAACGTAGAGTGTTCTACGTTGACGTGGGCAACTTGCCCAGCCACTTGGCCATGCAGTATGTTGAACGTGTGAAAAATGAAATTCATCAACGTCGTATTCCCAGCATGACCGGCGGCAGTCAAAACATCATGGATGCCACCTACAACCCCTTGAGCATCAACGAAGACTACTTCTTCCCACAGACTTCTGAAGGCCGTGGCAGTAAAGTTGATACCTTGCCCGGCGGCGAGAACCTTGGACAAATTGACGACTTAAAGTTCTTTACCAACAAGTTATTTCGAGCACTCCGTATCCCCAGCAGTTACTTGCCCACTGGTGCAGACGACTCAGCGGCCACCTACAACGACGGCAGAGTTGGCACCAGTTTAATTCAAGAACTGCGGTTCAACAAGTACTGCGAGCGTTTACAAAACCTAGTAATTCCCAGCTTAGACCTAGACTTTAAAGTATTCTTAAAGAAGCGTGGTGTCAACATCGACACTTCATTATTTGAATTAAAGTTCACTTCTCCGCAGAACTTCAGCGCATTCAAGACTGTGGATGTGGACAGCAACCGAATTAACAACTTTGGCAGCATGACAGCATATCCGTTTATCAGCAAGCGTTGGGCCATGGAACGTTATCTAGGCTTGAGCCAAGAAGAGATCATTGCCAATGAAGCCGCTTGGAAACGTGAAAACAAGAGCATGTTGCCCGGCGACACAGAGGATGCAAATCTACGAGCTGTGGGAGTGACTCCAGGTACCATTGGTTCAGACACTGACCTTGCAGCCAGCTTGGACACAGAAGGAGCACCAGGGGCGGAGCCGGGAGCAGAGCCAGGCATGCCAGCAACCAATGCACCGGCTGCACCAAATCCGACAACTCCGGCTTAAATAGCATATAGGATAAACGACTATGAAATTGTACGACCTTTTTGAATCAGCTGAAAATACCATCAACCCACACCAGGACGATGGTAGGTATGACGCCGCGGAAGATCAACAGGTGCGTAAATTTAAAGACACACGTAAAAGCAGACTTACGTTAGAAGGCATCAATAAACTACGACGGATCCATGAAGTGCGACAAGTGGAACTTAAAAAACAAAATGATTTTTTAAGTACCATATATGCTGCCGCCCCAGCCGAACCTGGCATGTAACTTAACCGCTAGTTTAACTTTCGGGCCTTTAAGACTAAAAGGCCTATTTTCATGCCTGTTTGATACTAAATATCTAATCTACTAATAACTAAAAATGTAGGTCCACCTAGCCCTTAAAGGAGTTTTATAAAATGACTGAGAAATTTGAACAATTACTGGAGTTCGTAGTAAACGACGAAATGGAAAAAGCTGAAGAGCTATTCCATGCCATTGTCGTTGAAAAGAGCCGCCAGATTTATGAAGGATTAATTTCTTCAGAAGCAGAAGAAGTTGGCGGCGATGACGTCGACCATTTAATCGATGCTATCTCTGATGATGAAAACAATATTGCCGAAGAAGGCGATGATGAAGAAGCTGAGGAAATCCCAGCTCACGGCGCAGAAGATGACATGTCAATGCCAATGTCTGCCCAACCAGAAGAAGGCGACGCAGACAACGCAGACGTTGAAGCTCGCCTAGATGATATCACTGATGCACTTGCACAATTGAAAGCGATGTTTGCTGACAAATTGGCCGGTGAAGACGGTGACGAACACCACGCAGAACCCGATGGCGACGAAATGGGCCCCATGGATGCTGAACTAGCAGGCATGGACTCAGAAGAGCCAAAAGAAGAAAGCGTACTAGAATACAAAGAACCTGCACCAAAGCCTGTCCTATCAGACAGTCCTGGCAATTCTAAATTACCGGTTGCTAAGAAAAACGACATGGGCGGTACTGTAAAAAATACCGCACAAGGTAGCAGTGAAGAAAAAGGCCGCTCAGCACCAAAAGTAGGCAGCTTAACATCAGCTAACACTGAGTATAAGTTATCTAAAGTTAGTGCTCCTAGTAACAAGGCCTAATAAATCATGGCAGCGATACTCCGCGAACACTTAACCTTTAATCAGGCAGGGATTACCATGGAGAGCGTAGATGCTCCCGATGGTAAGACTAAAACCCTGTACCTTAAAGGTATCTGCATTCAGGGTAATAAAAAGAATCTCAATGAGAGAATCTACCCTGCTGTAGAGATTCAGCGGGCAGTTGAAGCTATTCGTACCCAAATTAAAAGCGGATTCTCGGTTCTAGGTGAACTAGACCATCCGCCGGATCTCAAGATTAATCTTGAGCGTGTTACCCACACTGTGGATGACATGTGGATGGATGGTGATGACGGGCACGGAAAGCTAAAAATACTTCCCACCCCAATGGGTAACATTGTTCGAACTATGTTTGAAAACAATGTACACTTGGGTGTCAGTAGTAGAGGAGCTGGAGAGGTAGATGATTCTACCGGTAAAGTTTCAGGATTTGAAATTTTAACAGTAGATATAGTTGCTCAACCAAGCGCACCTAATGCATATCCCACTGCAATTTATGAAGGACTCATGAACATGCGGAATGGACATTCAGTATTAGAAGTAGCGGCTGAAGCAACGTTTAACCCAAAGATTCAAAGATATTTGAATCAAGAGATTACACGTTTAATACGTGATCTCAAGCTATAAGGAAACATGCGATGTTAGATGCAATCAAACAACTAGTAGATAGCACCATGCTTTCAGAAGATACTCGGACCGCAATTAGTGAAGCCTGGGAATCAAAAGTACGTGAAATACGTGAATCAGTAGAAGCAGAAATGCGTTCAGAATTTGCACAGCGTTATGAGCATGACAAGAGTGATCTTGTTACTGCACTTAACACCATGGTAACTGAAAGTCTTGAAAAAGAACTTACTACTGTCAACGAAGAACGTGCCGCTTTGGTTTCTGAGCGCCATGCAGTCAAGGCGTCTTTAAAAGAGCATGCAAAGAAGTTAGAGAATTTCACACTCGAACGTCTCGCTAACGAAGTTAAGGAATTTAAAACAGACCGTGATGCTTATCGCAACGACATGGTTAAACTTGAGAGCTTTATTGTTAAGGCTCTTACTCGTGAATTAGGCGAGTTTGCCACAGACAAACGTGAAGTTGTCGAAGCAAAAGTTAAACTTGTTGCAGAAGCTAAAGGCCAAATTGCACAGTTAAAACAGGAGTTCATTAAAAAGGCTGCTGGATCTGTGGAATATGTGGTCACGGAAAGTCTTAAAAAGGAATTGAGTCAGCTAAAAGAAGATGTAGAAGCTGCTCGTCAAGCCACATTTGGCACACGTCTTTTCGAAGCGTTTGCTCGTGAGTTTGCCGGGAGTCACTACAGTGAGACTTCAGAAATTAAACGTCTGAAGGGACAATTGGCTGAATCAGTAGGAGCTCTCAGATCTGCAAAGCGAGTCCTGGAATCAAAAGATGCAACCATTGCCACTAAGGTAAGGGAAGTAAAAGTGATTACAGAATCAGCTGAGCGTTCAAAGATCATGGGAGAGCTACTAGGCTCACTTGGAAAAAAGCCAAGAGCTATAATGGAAGATCTTTTAAACAACACACCAAACGTGAAGTTAAAAGAATCTTTTAATAAGTATTTGCCTGCCGTTTTGAACAATGACAACTCTGTCAAACAGAGAGAAACATTAGTTGAAACAAGACAGGAAATGACTGGCAATAAGCCAGTGAAAGAGGACCAGACAGCGGAAATTATTGATATACGCAAGCTGGCAGGACTAAAGTAAAAGGAAACTAAAAATGTCAACACTTCTTGAAAATCGCTGGAGCGAAACCAAAGAGGCACTGCTTGAAGGACTAACCGGCACCAAGCGTAACAACATGGGCGTGATTATGGAAAATACTCGTAAGTATTTGGCAGAATCCGCTTCAGCAGGTGCTACCTCCGCAGGCAATATCGCCACTTTAAACCGTGTGATTCTACCAGTCATCCGTCGTGTTATGCCCACTGTTATTGCTAACGAAATCGTTGGTGTACAGCCCATGACCGGCCCAGTTGGCCAGATTCACACTCTACGTGTTCGTTATGCGAACACATCAACAGGCGTAGGTAGCCCCGACTCCAGCACATCCGCTGGCGAAGAAGCCCTAAGCCCGTTCAAAATCAGCATGTCTTACTCAGGTACAGCACCTGGCGCAAGCGCATCTGACTACAAAGCCGGCACAACTGCTTCATTAGAAGGCAGTGGCGGTAATAAGATTAGCGTACAGATTCTAAAGCAATCCGTAGAAGCTAAGACACGTAAGCTATCAGCTCGTTGGACTTTCGAAGCTGCTCAAGACGCACAATCACAGCACGGTATTGATATCGAAGCTGAGATCATGGCTGCTTTGGCACAAGAAATTACAGCGGAAATCGATCAGGAAGTATTAGGTTCACTACGTAGCCTAGCACCAACTGAAGAAACATATGATCAAGCTAACGTTTCTGGCACAGCTACATTCGTTGGTGACGAGCACGCCGCATTGGCAGTTCTAATCAACCGTACAGCAAACAAATTTGCTAGCCGTACACGTCGTGGCGCAGGTAACTGGGCAGTTGTAAGTCCAACAGCTCTAACAATCCTACAACGCGCAA